AAGGAACCCAGCCGAGTCCAACGCGCCCGAAAGCGTCTCTTGGTCGGATGGTCGTGCGCACAGCGCGTAGCCGATTGGCACCCGTAAGGTGCCACCCCTCGGATAATTCCGCCAGCGGTTCCGAGGTTAAACGGTGTTGCGACTGCCTTAGGGCCAGTCGCGACACTAAGCAGGTGGTCCACAATGGCCTACAGTTGCTTCGGGTTAGGTACGGTATACCGTACTCTGAACTTCCGGACTGTGAGGTCTCTGAACTCAGCCGCTTGCTCTCTTTTCTTCTGCTACAGGGGAAGAAGCGTCCCTCTGTAGTTTTCCCTAGACGTCAAGTCTTAGGAAAGTCAATTGACGGTCTCTGTCGCCTGCAGAGACTATGCCGGCGTCATCGGTGGGAACTCGCCCATTCGATGAATTCAATTAAGCGTAACCTGCCCGCAGGTTGTCGTCGGCATACTTCGTCCAAACTTGACGATTGGGTACGTCAAGTTTGCTCTCAACCTCCCCCTCCATCCTCCGATTATCTCGATTTTGTTACTCGCGAGATAACTAGGCTCTTCCCTGCGTGCTGGGATAGGAAATATGGGTCCTTCGTCGGGACTCATCTTCCTAATCCTACAGCTAGAAAACCACTTAGATCTCGATCTGATCTTTTGTGGGCTGGACGTAGGTCTGAGTTCCTTACCTTGGCTACTTCTGAGTCGGATTTGGCTCCGATCTTGGAAGCAAGGTACAAAGAAGTTTTGTCTGCAGGTAAAGTTAGGCCATTACTCATCTTCGATGAGAAGGTCGATTTACTGGGCCCTCTTCACAAGTTGTTATACTCCCATTTAAGGGGGTTCGACTGGCTTCTTTGCGGTCCTCCGACCGAGGATAGGATGGCATCTGTCTGTGTCAGGGAGTACCAGACCTCTGTCGATCTGGTAAATGCAACTGACGGCCTCCACCACTTAGTGGCGGAGCGTATCCTCGATGCACTTTTCTTCACCTCTGTGAAGATACCCCGCAGCATTCGCGCTCTCGCGAAGGCTTCTCTTTCTCCCATCTTCAGGGATGGGTCGGGCGTGCTTCGTAGGGTCAGGCACGGACAGATGATGGGGTCCTACCTCTCTTTCCCCCTCCTTTGTTTACAGTCTTATCTAGCCGCTCGTTGGGCGGCTAGATTTGACCCGGACGCTCGGTTCCTCGTGAATGGGGATGACTGTGTCATTTCGGCTACACGAGGTGTCGCTGTGCAGGACTACCCTTCGGGGTTTCGGCTCAACAGCGAAAAGACGATCGTCGCCCGGAACGTAGTTGAAGTTAATTCGACTGCGTTTCTTAGGACTAGGGGGGGATGGCGTGAAGTTCGTCATCTCCGGAGAGGTGGGGCATTGTCTACTGATTATGGCGGTATGATGCACATGGCTTCGGCCGTGTTAGCTGCCGGAACCGCCTGGGTTGATGCGTACCAGCGCGCTAGAATCGGTAGACGATGGGGGTTTCTCCCCTCCCAGATAGGGCATCGTAATGTGTCCTATGCCGCTTGGAAGAGAGAGCGGCAGATGTTGCGGAGTCGTTACTTCACTCCGTTACCATGTCCGGACGATTCGATGGACACAACATCTCTGCGCCGGATCTCTGGTAGGGATCCGACTGCCGTGGAAGCCGAGGCTTTGCGGAGCTTCTTTTGGAGGCACGGCAGGAGGGGAGGTTTGAAGAGAGACGCATTTTCTCCGTCCTGCGGGAAAGTGCGTCGGACTTACGGGTACAGAGTTTGTCCCTGTACGTCATTCCTTAGCTACGTCTGCTGCCGAGGAATGGCACGGCTAGAGGCACGCCGTCCGTCAGTGCCGGGTTTCTTTTTCCTTCCTGAGGAATTTGAGACCGACGAAGAAAGGAGAGCCATCGACGCCCTAGCATGTTATCGTGCCGGGGAGCATTTGGATAATTGTCCTCATGCGCTGGCCGTCGATGGATGAGTTCGGTGGTACCCGCCACCTGTGGTCGGACGTGTTCGTAGGACCTGTGGCCCATTGTTGCGGGGGCCGTTCCAGGGAGGATATTGACAAGTGAGGGGAAGGGGCCGTGAGGCCCCTCTAAGAGACTAGGTGGAGTCGGGCTGTGCGCCCTTCTGAAATACCACCAAGCGTCTTCCTTCCACCACCGTTCAGTCGGTGGTCCTCTCTCCAGTAGCGGTCAGGGGTTTCAGCCCCCAAGACAGTATCCTACGTTCGTCGCGGGGCTCAGTACCAGCTGAGCAGGGCGTCC